GTGACGGCGAACGGCTCCGCCAGGAATTGCCTTCGCGCCTCGCCGACCGACGCCGCGATATCCTCGCCCCGCTGAACCGTGAGGTTCGGCGCGTAGCCGATCCGCTGGCGCCAGCGCGGCACCGGCGGGACCTCGAATTCGAGCGCGATCACGTTGAAGATATCCAGCTCATAGACCGGCGCGCGGAGTGCCGGATCGACGATGCGCCCCGCCCGGATTCCGCCGTCGCGCCCGGTGCCCCACCATGCGCCGATGCCCGCCGCCAGCCGGTCGAGCGCATCGGCGGCGGTCACCGATTCGAGGTGCGACAGGTACAGCCCGACCTCGCCGCCGAGCGCGCCGGCCCCGGCGAACGATCCGGAATCGATCGATCCCGAGCCGACCCCGGCGACCGACAGGATGCGCGCCGCGATCGTGTCGAACGTCTCGATATACGCGGGTTCCGCGTCGCCCTCGAAATCGCAGGTGATCAGCCCGCCCGGGGCGGAGCCCAGCTTGAACATGCCGGCCGCGAGCGCGGTCGCGAACTCACCGGCGCCGACCGACAAGGCGGCGAGCGCGGCATAATCGGCGACATCGGAACCGGCCGCGACCGTGTCGCCGCGATCGTACACGGCGCCGATTGCGGCGACCGCGCGCCAGCTCACCTGATAGATGCGGTTCGCCGGATCGATCAGGATCGGCGCCGCGTTGAAATTGATCCCGAAGCCCATCGGCTTCGGCTTGCCGGAAATTTCCGCCGTGCCCTCGGCGCCGCCGGTGCCGGCATACAGCTCGGTTTGCAGCGGCAGCTCGAGCGCGAAGATTTCGTCGCGCAGCAAGAGGCGGACCTGCCGGTCGTCGAACTCCCAACCCTGCCCGAGCCCCTTGGCGATCACAGCAAACCCGGAATAAGCCGCCATGTAGCGGCCGACCTTGACCGTGACCGGGCGTCCGTCGACCGCGTAGGCATTGGCGATCGCGTCGAGCTCGCCGTCCGCGTTGTCGAACACGATATGACCGAAGCTGCGCCCCGCCCGGCGCCCTTCCTCGGGCAGGATCGGCGATGCGCGTTCCATGACCAGCGGCACCAACACGCGCCCCTCATAGAACCGGTTGGGCTTCGCCGCGTCGTCGGGCGCGCCGGCCCAATGACGATCCGAATAGCCGAGCGTGACCAGCCCGACCGACACGCCCGAGCGCGGCGGGAAGCCCATCAACGGAATCTGCATGTTGGCGGCGTAGCCGCCCGACCGCGCCTCGCCGCCCTGATAGGCTTCGATTTCGATCAAATATTGCAGGACCGCGTTCACGTCGGCGACCAGATCGACGATCGGCGAGGACGGGATCGCCAGCCCGTCCGGCGCCATCAACGGCGCCGCGAGGTTCGGCAGGTACGCGTGCATGGTTAGGCGGCCGCCAGCCGTTGCCCGATCACGACAAGCTCGCGGCGCAAGCTGGCGACCTCGCCGCGCACGCCCTCGATCCCGTCCGCGAGGACCGCCGTTTGCTCGCGCGTCGCGGCGAGGTTCGCGTCCATGAAATCGTCGGACACGATGCGCTCGGCCAAGTTCAGCAGCGACGAATTGACGAACCCCTGAAGCGCGGCGAACGACGATCCCGCCTGGCCGAAATTCTCCGCCCCCGAGCCCAGCACCGCCTGCGCCGCCGATATCAGCGATCCGGTCAGCCCGATTTCGCCGCCCTGCACGCGCCCCACGACCTCGCCGAAGATGCGTTGCGCTTCGGTGAGACGCGCCGCCGGCGACAGCGACGCCAGATGCTGCGCGCGCACGAACTCGACGAGCGATCCGGCGGCCTGCGCGAAGGGCAGCCGCGCCTGCGCCGCGACGTTCGCCAATTCGCGATCGCGCGCCGCGTTCACCTCGTCCAACCCGAGCCCCAGCTTGATCGCCCGTTGCTCCATTTCGGCGAAGCGGTCGTTGACCTGGCGCAACGCTTGCTCGAGCGGCGAGACCTGTTCGGTCAAGCCCGCGAGCGACGCGGCGAAGTCGAGGTCGGAAATCAATTCCTCGGCGGTGCGCGCCACCGAGTTGCGCGCCGCGGTGACGATCGACGGCGGCAGTCCTTCCGAGAGGAACCCGATCACGTTGCGGATTCCGGCGATGGTGAACGCCTCGGCCGAAAGGCCGGGCCCGCCGCCGATCCCGGTGAGGCCGGCGATCCCGAAATGGCCAGACGACGAGGTTACGCGGGTAAGCGCGGGACCGCCCGAGGCGGCGGTCCGGTCGTTGGCGATCGCGGTGCCGCCGAAGGTGCCGAGGATGCGGTTCGACGCCTCGACGATCGCCGCCGCGATCGCATCGACGCCCCCGAGGCTGCCGCCGTCCAAGGTCCCGGCCGAGCCGAGCACGAAGCGCCCGCCCGCACTCGCGATCGCCCGCTCGCCGAACGGGAACGATTGATCGCCGCCGAACAGTCCGGAGACGACGGTTCCGAGGACCGCGCCGAGCGCCGCCCCGACCGGCCCGCCGACGCCGCCGAGCGACGCCCCGATCAAGGCGCCGCCGGCGCCGCCGAGAAGGCTGCCCGCGGTATCCTGTAGGAAGTTGCCCGAGCCCAGCCCGAGCAGCCCGGCGATCGCGCCGCCGAGCCCCGCCGCCGGCGCGTTGAGGAACACGTTTCCGAGCGCCGCCTGTCCGCCGGCGCCGAGCCCGAGGAACCCGCCGAACTGCGCCCCGAGCCCGCCGAGCAGCGGCGATTGAAGCCCGCTGAGCAGGCCCGACAGGCCGGCGAGCGTGGCGATGTTGGCCCCCCCGCCCGCCGAGGCCGCGCCCGCAAGGGCGGCGGACGAAGCCCCCGGCGACGTGATCCCGAACAGGCCGGGCGCCGCCGACACCGCCCCGGTCAAGCCGCCGCGGAACACCGCGTTGACCACGAATTCCGCGGCGAGGTTGGCGAGCGCGCGCTTGCCGAGCCGTTCGAACGATTCCCAGAAATTGCCCGACCGCCCCTCGAGTTCCTCGAAGAACGTGTCGCCGAGCGCGCGCGAGAGGTTGTCGGTGATCCGGTCCACCTGGCGGCCGACCTCGGTCGCGAACTTCTCCGCCGCCTTGCGCGCTTCTTCGGTTTCCTCGCGGAGCCGCACGGCCGTCTCGACGCGGCGCTTTTCCTCGTCCGACAACTCCCGCACCGCGACGCCGTATTCGTTGATCAGCTTGTTCTGCGCCTCCTGCAGCGCGAGCTGCACCCGTTTCTCGGTCGAGCTCGCGCCTTCGGCGCGCGCCGCGACCTCGAGCCCTTGAATGTATTTGTCGAGCGAGGCCGCGCGCTTCTCGTTGCCCTTGACCACGTCGCCGGCGAGCCGCTCGAGTTCCTCTTGCGCCTTGATCAGCTCGTTCGCGTCGCTCACTTCGGCGCGGACGTGCGCCGCGAGTTCCTTTTTCGCCGCCGTCGCCGCGTGATCGGCGGCGGTGCGCGCGAGCTGCGCCGCCGTGCCGCGCTGCGCCGCCTCCATTTCCGCCGCCTCGGCGAGCGCAAGCCGCTCGATCTCGCCGATCAGGGATGCGATCTCGGCACGGAGCGCGCGGGCGCGGTTCTCGAGCCCGAGCCGCTGCGTGCCGCGCGTGCCCGCAGCCGCGGCCTCGACCGTCGCCAACTCGCCTTGCGCCGCGGCGAGGCGGCTTTCCGGACTGAGCGCCTTGGTCGCCGCATCGACCGCCGCCGTGACCTCGCGCAATCCGCGGGCGAAGGTCTCCAGCACGCCGGACCGCTCCGCGATGCCCTCGAGGAAGTCGCCCGTCGCCTCGCCGAGCCGGTGGAATTCGCCGGCGAGCCCGCCCGAGGCGGTGCGCCCCGCCCCGCCGACCTGCCCCTCGATGGTGTCGAGGATCAAGGATATCGCGCGCGCTTCCTGCCCGGTTTCCTTGAACCCCTTGATCAACTCGATCTGGGTCTGCGAGAACGAAATCCCCGAGCGGTTGAGTTGGGAAAGATTCCGCTCCGGGTCCTCGAGCGCCTTGCCGAGCTGCACCGCGGCCGACGCCACGTCCTGGCCCATGACCGCGGCGAGGTCGGTCGCCAAGGTGAGGGTGCGGCCGAACGAATCGCCCGACACCTGGCGGAACGTCAACAAAGCCGCCGCCGCCTTCTTGGTTTCCTCGGACGTGGCGAGCGATTGGCGCGCCAGCGCGTCGGTGAGTTCGTCGATTTGTTTGGCGGTCAAACCCGACGCGTGGCCCGTCGCGTTGAGAACGCCGCGGATCGTGTTCATCTGCCGTTCGTTTTCGAGCCCGGCCTGCGTCACCTTGCCCAAGGCGATCGCGATTCCGCCGGTCGCGACCGCGGTCGCGATCCCGATCGGCCCCAGCCCGGTGAGGATGCGCCCGAGCGGCCCCGCCGCCGCCGCCACGCCACCGAGCGAGGCTTGCAGCTCGCGCGAGGCAGCGTCGACCGCCTTCAACCCGGCCGACGCCGGCACCGCGCCGGCCTCGACCTGCTTGAGCGCGTCGGAGCCTTCCTTGCCGAACTTGCGCAAGGATTCGGTCGCCTGCGCCTGTTCCTCGACGCTGAGCCGGACCGATACGTTGCGCGCGGTGCGGGACGCCATCTAGCCCTTACCCCCGACGATTTCCTTCATGATCGCCGCCGCCTCGGAGCACAAATCGAACGACGCGATCACGCAAGCCGGCTGGTCGGCGAACCCGCCGGCGAACGGCAGGTAGCCCTGCACGCCGAGCCCGCCGCGCGCCGCCCGCCACAGCCTCACGACTGCCGTGTCCTCGGCGCCGACGAGGTAGCGGGGATGGATTCGGAGTTCCGGCCATCCGATCCGTTCGAGGTCGAAATAATCGTCTTCGAGCGGGCGCTCGGGCGTCGCGTCCTCGGCGCCGTCGAAGGCTTCGGGGTGGAAGACCCAGGCGACGGCGAGCCGGAGGTTTTTTTTTCCGCCTCCGTCGGGGCCATCAGCAGCGCGGCGGCGATGCCGATGCCGAACTGGTGGTCGCGCGGAATGGTGGCGATCGCGCGATCCGACAATTGCCCGCCGGTGCGGGCGAATTCGCAGCCCGGGCGGTTGCGCCAGCCGGCGACGAACAGCCGCGCCGCCTCGATCCCCCAGGAATCCCAGTAGAACGCATCGTCGGCGGCGAGCTGGGCGAAGCGTTCCCAGCCGCGGCGGACAAGTTCGAGCAGCTCGAGCAGATCGGGCTTGCTCGCCGCGAACAGCGCGCCCGGCTTGACGCGCAATTCCTCGATCCGTTCATCGATCAGGGCGCAGCATTTCGATCGCTGCCCCCGGTCCTCTTCCCCGGACAGCATCGCCTCGATCCCGCGGCGCGCTTCCTCGAGCAGCGCGATCGCCGACACCGGGCGGGCGCCGGCGGCGGCGACGGCGCGGCGCAGCCGCGGCCCGTCATAGACGGTCGGGGTTCGGAGCACATAGGCGACGCGCTCCGCCTCGGGCTTGTCGTCCTGCCCGGGCGGCACGTAATCGTGCGTCTCGCCCGGTTTCGAGAGGATCACGAGAACACCAGCCTTACCCCGTCATCGACGCCGGCGGCTTCGAAGCCGACCGATTCGATCGCGAACCCGCCCGAATCGTCGGGCGAGTTGCCGACGAACGTCGCGGTCGGGATCAGGATTTGGATTCGGTTGCCGTCCGTGTCGCCCCAATGGAACGCCATCGCCCGCTGCGTGCCGGCGATCAGGTCGGCGAAGATGTTGCGCGTCGCGGCGAGCACGAGCTGCGGGTTGATCGTGCCGGCGATCGCGCGCGCGGTCATGTCGGCCACGTCATAGCCGAACGTCGCCGCGGGATCGTCGGGCTGGCCCACCGCCGCGCCCGAATCGATCGACAGCGCGTTGAACTTGATCGAAGCCGTGCCGAGCCAAGCGCCCGCCCCGCGGAACGGGTAGGGCCGCGTCGCATCGTAGGTCGCCGCCCCGGGGTGCGCCACGTCGGCCGGCGCGCCGGGGATGATCCCGCGCGCGGTGAGCGACAGGCGCCCGACCTGGCGCGGCCCGACCGCGAGCCGCCAATTCGCCCGCGCGCCGGTGAGCTTCCTCAGGATCGAATTGCCGCCGGACACCTTGTTGTGCTGGTAGTCGTACAGCGTGACGTTTTCGAGCGAGGCGGAGGCGGGCGCATAGATCGCCGCGGCGTGGATCTTGTAGGTCGTCGTCGCGTCCGGCGTGACCGCCCAGTTGCCGACCACGGCCGCGACCTTGGTCGTCGCGTCGTTGGTTATGATCACGCGCTTCTGGCCCGGGCCGGTGCCGCCGGTCGTCTCGATCAGCCGGCCGCGATAGGCGTTCGCGGCGCCGGCGTCGCCGGCGGCCAAGGTGATCGTGCCGGCGGCGCCCGCCTGCGCCGTTCCGTTGACGACGGCCGCGAGCGCCTCCGACATGGCGCAGCCGCGCAGCAACGGGCCGCACTCCGGCGCCGCGCCCGCGGTGCCCGCGCCCTTCAACAGCACGTCGCAGGCGAAGCTGCCGGCGGCGCCGCCGAAGATCGGCCCGAACCCGTCGAGCGATCCGGTGACTTCGTTGGTGCGGATCACGTCGGGTTGCGGGGTCCATCGCGGATTTTCGACCAGCACCGCGTCGGTGCCGACGACCGGCGCGGCGTCGGTGCCCGGCGTCGTCTCGATCTTGGCGAGGACGGTCCGGTTGCGCGTGAGAAAGTCGGCCATTGGTTGCTCCTAGAGGCTCCGTGCGCAAGCCGCCACACCAACCCTTGCGCACGTCGCGAAGGGGTTGGCGGGGCGGCCTGAGCGACGTGCGATAAAGATTCTCAGACGACGTCCGGACCCGATTTGTCGGACGGCGGAGCCGCCGGCTTCGTCGGCCTCCCGGCCGGCGGCGGCGGCGGCGGCTCGATAACTCTCCCGCCCTTCGCCGGCAGCGGATGCGTGATGCGTGTCATGTTGCCTCCTACGGTGCCAGGGTTTCGGGATCGCCTTCTTCGGTCCAATACTCGATTTCGAAGCGCAGCGACGCCGCCATCAACGGCGGCGACGGATCGTCGAGCGAGAATTCCGGATCGGTCATGTCGCCCTCGAGGATTTGCTGCGCGACGCCGCCGAGCGCGACGTCTTCCATGACCGCGGCGACGACCTGGGAATAGAGCGCCGAGAACGCCGCGCCCAGGGCCGCATCGTTCGCCGCGGTGACGTACATTTCGACGTCGCAGCGCAATTCGTATTCGTCATGGCCCGACAGGGTCGCCTTCAAATTGTGCCCGCCGTCGAACAAATTCACCGCCGGCATGGCGCCCGGCGCGATCGGATCGAGCCGGTTGCGATAGACGGTCGCGCCCGGGATCGTCGCGAGCCGCGTGCGCACCGCCGACAGGCATTGCTCGCGAACGGCGGTCATCTATTCAGCTCGCCGATCAGGTCGCGCGCGAGCGCGTCCGCCGCCTCGCGCTCGAGCGCGTCGAGGTCGAACTTCTGCCGGATGCGGACCCGCTTGACCAACAGCGCGATCGGCGTGGACCGCGTGCGCGAAGCCCGCACGATCAGGAACCGGTCGCCCGACAACTTGACGAACCGGACCTTTTCGTCGAGCGCGACGGCGATCCGCCTGCCGCGCGACCGCCGCGTCGCTCCGCCGCCGCGGCCGCGCTCGAGCGGGATGTAGAGATACTTGCCGCCGCCGCCGCGGGTGATCGTCGCGCCCGATGCCTGCACCGCGAGGTAATCGATGAACCTTCCGTCCTCGCGCCGCCCGAGCTTGGAATAGACCAGCCCCGCCGGGCCGCGATCCGGGTTGCGATAGATGCGCTTGCGAATCGCGTTCGCCGCCCGCCCGCCGCGCATCGATCCGGCGACGACGCCGCGCAGGCGGGTCTGGAACCGGTCGGTCGCCCGCGTGACGGCATTGAGCGTCGCGGTGCCGATGCGCGCGCTTTCCTCGCCCATCATCGCCGCGAGGTCGCCCCGGATCGCCGCGCGCAGCCTAGCCATTGGGCCGTAGTTCCACTGTGTAAACGCCGCGCGTCGTGTCCGCCTCGGACTTGCGGACCCTGTAGTCGGTGCCTTCGATCGCCACGGTGTCGCCGTTGGCGATCGCCACGTCGAGATCGGCGACGCGGACATAGGCGCGGTTCAGCTCGGCGATCACGCCCGAGCCCAACAGGCGGACCTCGCCGTCGCCGCGATCCCACACGACCGCGCACGGGTACGGCCCGCCGCCCGAAGCCGGCGTCACGTTGCCGGCGACGGCGAATTCGTCGAGGTTGAACAGCGACGCCAAGTCGGCGTCGGATTCGACGGGCATTATCGTTTCCCGTTCGTCGCGTCAGCCGCCACACCAACCCTGACGCGCCGAACGGGGTTGGCGGGGCGGCCGTGAGGCGCGTCAAACATCAAGACTCGCCTCGGCGCCGGCTTCCTGCGCCGATTTGCGCCGCGATCGCGGCGGGGCGGCGCCGGCCTCGGTCATGGTGCCCTCGCCGGCGGCGGCAGATTTCGCCGTGTCGCCCCCGGCCGTCGTATCGACGGTCGGCGGCTGAGCGTTTGTCGAAGCC